AGTTCTTTTATTTCTTCGTCAACCTCTTTCATCACTAACTGAGTTCTAAATTCTGCCCAGTCATCCCTGCAGTTAAGCCGAGCCCGCGTCACCCATACGTTGCTTCTGAGCGTGGGCCAGAAACGAAATAAAAACTCAGTCAGTTCGTAAACTGCGGCGTTGAGCTTGTTGTACCGCATGATTGCATAGCTGATGAATCAAATCTAAGTCATACCCTTTAAGACTAAAATAAAGGTAATCATTGATCATTTATTCCGATGGCTGAGGTCACTTTTAATCGTGAGCTCGGAGCTGCTCCTGCTGGTATCACCCGCTTCGGCCAGTATCGCTCCGAAAATGGCGGCAACGTAACTGTCAACAGCACCACTAAAGACACTTCTGAGGGTTCTCGTAAGCGTGCTGATAAATATGGAGTGACTTCAAGTGCAACTGGCACAGGAACTGTAACTCTTACAGCAGGTTCTGAAGCTGTCCGCCGTGTTTACGTTATCAGCGGTGTCGACGGTTCCATCCTGGGCGAAGTCGACGCGCCTAAAACGTCTGGACGCATCGATGTATCCTTTACTTTCAGCGTGGGAGCATCCATCGAAAATTATCTGTATGTGGAGAAAACCGATCGCTCTCCTTCTGTTTATCGAGTGACGTACACTGCTGCCTGATCTTTAATAGGTAAAACTGAGTGAGTCATGTCCAATCCTCAAGACTGGGAGTGCTCGCTCGCTAAAAAAATAAAAGAGTCGATGGAAGAGGGCAAACGCACCTCTTCCTCGTACTATGTATCTATCGAAGAGACCGTGAGTCGGTGTGAGAGGAAAGAGGCAGATACGGATGGGAAAGACTAAACACCCCCTTCTAGGTCACTCGATTCTCGCTAAAGCAGATACCTGGTTAACAAGGTTCCCTGCTGATCCTGAATATTTACAGGCAGAGGAAAAACTTTTTGTACCTAAAGGCAGCGCGTGGGAGTGGTTAAAAATAGTTGTAACTGCAGGTGCTTTGTTCAAAGAAGTAGTGCTGAAGTCCAGCCCTGACGCTTCGTGGTATTTCTATGACCCAGATTGGAAGGTGATAAATGATCTTGATGAAAAAATTGAGTACACACCAAACCATCACATACAGTTAGAAACTCCTTTTTTCCGTCATCATCCTGGATTTGATGGTGTTGATAACACTTGTTTTAGCAGTGCTTGCGCGATGCTTTTAAAGACTCTTAGAGAAAGGTCTTTTGATGATTATGAGGATTATCTTGAAAGCGTCAGTGATCTAGGTGATGGCACTGAAGCTTGGGTTCAGATAAAAGCACTCAGTCATTACGATTTAAATGCTGAGTTTAGGCAGGACGGAGATTGGTCAGCGGTTGAAGAGCTTATAAACGAAGGTATTCCTGTGCCTTTGGGAATTCTTCATTTTGGTCCTGTAGAGAATCCCAGTGGTTCGGGTCATTGGATTGTCGTTGTAGGAGTAACGAAAGACCGAGAAAATTTAATAGTTCACGACCCCTTTGGCGACCTTGATGTTTACAGCGGTGTTTATACGTCTGAATGCGGCTCGTTTAGAAAATATTCGAAAAAGCATTTAAGTGATCGATGGATGGTCGAAAAAGGCTACAGTTCTGGTTGGTATATTAAAGCTCACAAATGAGTAACTACAGCAAGATTCTCGAAGAATGGAATGCAGAGCAAGAAAACCGTAAAGCTCTTTTCACGGAATTTTTATACCAACGATCGGGCCGCACTAACGGTCTATTTACCGGTTTGTGGGACCAATGGTGTCGTGAATCGGGTGAACAAGCCCGTGAAGAACATTTCACTGCTGTTAAATCTGGAGAAGGTAAAATAAAGACAGCGTAGAGTCTGTTAGGTGGCGCAGCGCGATTATGACAAAGAATATCGTGAGCATGGCGGTACAGAACGTCAGAAAAAACGTCGTGCTGCGCGTAACAAGGCTCGTAGACATATGGAACGGGCTGGGAGAGTATCTAAGGGAGACGGAAAAGAAGTCGACCACAAAGACTTCAACCCGGAGAACAACAGCGCTTCGAATCTTCGGGTAGTCAAAAGAAAAACTAACCGCGAGAAACAACCCAAACGAAGCTAAACTAAAACTATGGAACAACCTAATTTTTTACAGCGACCCGGTGGTCTTGGACCTATGCCCGGTCTCAAGCCGTTAGGTATGCCAATGGCAAAGCCCTCGGCTTATATGAACGATGACATCAGTATCACTGCTCGTCGGCAAGCTTACTCCGACGACGTTAATCGAGTTTTTGCTCAATACAATATTGATCACGGAACTTATAGCCGTACGCCTGTAAATCCTCTTCCTTACGCTGAAGGCAATATCACTAAGTCAGCTCAACCGACTGGTCCTGCTGGCTACAACCACAGGGAGATGCCTATGCCTGAGAGAGCTGTAGACATCCCGAAAGAGCAATACATTGCTGAGACAGCACTTGCTCAGAATCCAATGATGCGTGGGAACGTTCAGGCTCTCACTATCCTTCCTCAGCAAAACTTCCTGAATACTCAAGATCCTAATCAGATGATGTATACGCAGGACTACCGGGGCGCTGATGACATTTCTTTACAGGAACAAATTATGGGAGGCAAGAAATGATGATGCGGAGCGAGCAAATGGGACCTACTCGCATGGCTGGTATGGCACTTGGTATGCGTCCGGCAGACATGGTGCGTGCTGTGAGTAATCCTTCAGAGCTGACTGCACGTCTGCGTTATCAACAGACATTCCCAAAAAGTTGAGGTAGTGTTACCCGAGATCAATCTCGGAAATGCATACCGTAAAGCTTGATTGGATTACTCCTGATGCCGAGAAAGTAATTGCTCGTCACGCTCGTGTGTCGACGTCAAATCCTGATAGAGAAGAGTACGCACGACTACTCTCTTATTGCATTAAGCACGGTCATTGGTCGATCCTTGAGCAGGCCAATGTCAGTTTTGAAATTATTACCTCCAGGGCAATTTCAGCTCAGCTGATTCGTCATAGGACCCTGTGCTTCCAGGAACTGTCTCAGCGCTATACAAATCCTTTCGAAACGTTGCCAGATGGCATTCACGATCAACCTCGAGAGTTTTCAATCCGGAAGCAAGCTGACAAAAATAGGCAGTCGAGTACAGAAAATATTGATCCAGGGCTGTTGGCTTCTTTTAGGGATCGCATTTACAAATTCGATGCTGAGGCATATGCGCTCTATAGCGACATGCTTGAAGCAGGGGTGGCAAGGGAGTGTGCACGAAACATTCTTCCTATGTATACGCCCACAAGACTCCACGCAAACGGCACAGTGCGATCATGGGCGCATTATGTGGGGTTAAGAGCTAAAGAAGATACTCAGCTGGAGCACCAGTTACTCGCTCGTCAGATTGCCATGATTCTCGGCCTCGAGCTTCCTACTGTTGTCAAAGCACTTGTGGAGACCGACGATCACTCACTCGACGGTTGGCGATTTTTGTCAGACATATCTTGATCTTCTTCGACCCAGTATTCGATGGTCGTTTCTTGTTCGATAAAACCCATCAGATTGGCGAGAGCTTCGTCAAGAAGTTTTTGATCTTCTTCTGAAAGCTTTTCTACGATCTCGTCGACTTCATTGTCGACATGATCTTTTGACTCTTCAGACATCATCAAACTCCTGGAGGTAAGCTTGGCGAGCTTCTTCGTTAATTCTTTTGCGAAGATAAGCAATTTTATCGTCGACGAGATGGGCGCTTGAGACATATGTAGCGCATGTAAATCCATCACGTTTAAGCTCTACTCTTATATTCTCAGGGCCTAGCGTGTCGATAGAGATTTTCTCTTTACTCACGTCGGATCTTTCCAAGGGTTTTCGGGAGCTGGTGCTGTTTGTCGAGGCGCTGTTACCTGAGCTAACTGAGCCGCACGAATAATCTGACGATGCTGCTCGAGTTCTTGAGAAAGGGCTGCGGTCTGTTGCTTGGCCCAGTTTTGAGCGTTGTTAGTAAGTTCGTCTAACACGCTTGAGCTGTGCGGGAAATTAAAAGTTGTTCCTACTCCTTTGTTGTTATTTATTTTAGTTGCGCCAGTAGTTTCAGCTAGTGCAGAAAGAAAGCCGTGCGCCTGATCGATGCTGACATTAGCGATGAAAGAAAGTTCGACGGGATCAACTAAACCACGATTCTTTTCATATAAAGCACTGAAAGCCCCGCTGACTCGATTAGCAATATCTGAACCTTCACGAGAGCGTAAAGCCTTCTTGTCAGCGATAGACACACCAGCTAAAACCCCTCCCATAAAAGTGAGAGGGGCACCGACAAACTGAGGTGCTGTAATCGCTGTGGCAACAGCAGCAGCGCCACCAAAGAAGATGGTCAGAGGAAAGAACTTAAGTGCCATCGTGCTTTTGAAAAGAAGATTCCCATTTAGAAAAGTCAGGCTCCTGAGCGAACTCCACAGGGTTCGGAAGCCGTGTATCACCATGAGAGGCGCGATCAGATGTTAGATCAAAAGGTTTGAGACGCAAACCTTTGATTGCAGGCATGCCTGATTTTGTTGTTGCTTTGCAATGAGGAAGCTTCAGGATGTTGCATAGAGTCTCTAACGTTCTCTCTACAAAGCGGGGTTTAGCAGCAGGTTTGTACCCGCAAGCTTTGCAGAAGTTGGCGTAACTCGCGTACAGCTCGGTATATGCGTTTTTGACGAACATACCTTTTTCTGACTCATCCGTGCTCGGGCGTGCTGCGCCACGACCCACATGCGTGGCTGTATTAGGTGCGTAAAGGCAGCACTCTCCCATCCATGCGACATACTGATTGTTAAAAACCAAAGCATCAATGTTGGTCTGAGCCAGCGAGGGAGCGTGTTTTACAGGGTTGGCAAGAACGTCCCGCATCTCGGCAAAGGGCATCGATAAAGCCCAGGAAACAATGCCTGGGAGTTCTTCAACAAAGTCACCTTCGAGCCTGTCGTCATAGACATCTAGTAGCTGTCGACGCTGACTAGGAGGTACAACTTTGTCCATAACGATTGTCAAACGCCGACGTTCGAGACCGCTGGTAGAGTCGTTGGAGCTGATGTGTTCGTTACTTGCGATGCACACCAAACACTCAGGCTTGAAACTAATGATTTCTTTACCGTATTTACGTTCTGCGCGAAGCGTGTCTGATGCAGAGGTCAGTTTTTTCAGAACGTCCATCCGTTTGTTGTAGTTTGATTCGTCTGTAAGGAGCAGCAGACGCTTACCAATGAGGTTGTAAGTTTCGAATTTGTTTTGTTCGATCAGTTCCAAGCTCGAGGTGTGGGTGCTGTTGAAACCAGCAAGCGCAATCATGAGCTGCTGCATTGTCGACTTACCGGTTCCACCTGGGCCGACTAAGTGCAGGAACCGCTCGCCAGAGGTGTACCCAGTTAAAAGGGCTCTGGAAAAAGCTTGAATGAGTTTTGCTTGACCCTTACGAAGGGAGTCGTCCATCCAGGCTAGAAACTTTGGACACTTGCGATCTTGATCCCACTCGTAGAGAAGACGGGACCGGAAGTAAAGATCTTTGTTTTTGCCTGGTTCGAACTCAAAGCTGTCGCTGTCGAGTGCACCATTAGCAAAAGGGATGTGCTTTCTGCCTTTGCTAAAGATACTTGTCCGACCACCGTCAAGAGATTTGAGCATCTTTGCCTGCAGCATCGCGTACACACTGTTGACAGTGGAAGCTGCGTATTTCGGTAAGACCCCAGCTGACACAAAAGTGTCTAAAGCATTAACGATGCGTCTTTTGACGTGCATTTCGTCTTGCACATACCAGATACCCGTGTCCTCGTCGTAGGTATAAAAGTTGTCGTGGGTGCTGTCGTATAAATAATTATCACCTTGGTTTGTAGCAATGATTTCAGCTACATCGTTTTCTGCAAAAGCTCTTTTTTGCTCAGCTGCATTTTGCAGATTCACTAATTGAGCAGGTGTCTCTGGGACAACAGTTTCTTTGTTTGTCATTGTTGTTTTTGTTGATGTTGTTGTAGGTTCTTTCGAAGATTTTTCATCGAGAGAGAAATCATCGAAAGTCAAAATGGAATCAAAAGCTTTAGCTCTCGCCTGCTTTACTAATTCCTCGATGTCGTCGGGGACAACATCTTTGAAAGTGTCGATGTCGACAGATTTGAGCCGTTTCCAGGCTGCAATATCGTCATGCTCCGATGCCATAACGATAGCTGGTCTAATCGTCTCAACATCTCGGATGCTTTCAACGATGCGAGTAAATTTGCCGTCTACCTCCGCTGGATACGCATAGACAGCATAGAACGCACGGTGTGCTACTGTCAAGGGTGAGATACGACTTGCAATTCCGTTTTCCCTAAGCCAGTTGGTCCAGCCAAGAATTTCTTTAACGGCTCTTGTTACAGCGAGACTTCTGTCGTCTACCGGCTTTCCTTCGAGGATGTCTGAAACAGACCTTGCCAGAAGCTTTTCAAAATCTATGCCGTCTTCTTCAATGGTTATATCTTCGAGAGCTTCGGTGACATCAAACTGATTACCTTTTTCTTCCTTAGGAAGTGAATGAAATACTTTGAGTGCCTCATCAATTTTTTCTGAAGGTATAAATTTATCTGTAATTGTTAGTATTCCTTCTACTGATTTCGAACCGTAGAACAGGTTCGGAACTTGCGTGGCGCGGATGTCAGACCCAGGAATATCTTTTGATATTGCTCTAGTAAACCACTGATAAAAATCACCGTCGATGATAGGTTTTTCTAGGCCAAAAACTAACCTGAACCGAGGCCAAGATTCTGAAGTTGAAGGAGAGTCGTAAGCAAGAGAAAGATATTTTTTACATATATCCAGTTCTTGAGCTTGCTCCCAAGTGAGCTCTTGTTTTTGAATTTTGTTTCCTTCAGCGTCTTTTCCGTCGGCTTGATTATCGATGTCGATAATTATCAACCCAGCGTGGACGATGCCAGTATTGTCTTTGACACGCTTGCCATCAAGCAAGTGCCATGCACACAAACCCTTTCGCTGCCCTACTTCATCTGCGATACCGAGGGCATCAAGCTCTACAGGTTCCCAGTTATTGTTGAAAGATCGAAAGTCACCACCTGCCTCAATCTTGCCCGAAGCAGCGTCGAGTGCACTGACTACTTTGCTGTTTACGGAACAAATGAATTGCATGACGTGATTTGATGTCCCACCATTCTGCCTTGGATCTGAGGTTTTAACACCTATCTGACAAAGATTTAAGACTGACCGGCCTTTGGTCGTACCTCGTTAAAGAATTTGTCGACTAATGCGAGCCACGCAAGCTCGTCCTTCTCGACCTCAGATTCACCAAAGGTAAAGACTTGAGTCTGATAGTCATCCATCGGCGTGGACACGATAATCTGCGTTTTACTAATTTTGATACCTAAGCAGGCTTCTGCTGCAAGTTTGTAGGCAGCTAATTGTAATCGTGTTTTCTTGACCTTAAATACTCCTGAAATGAGTGCCTTTTTAGTTTTTTCGTCGACGTTGGACTTTTTATTAGGAAAACGTGCGCTGTAAGGACCTGCGCTCGTCTTGAAGTCAGCTAGGACAATCTCTGCGTTGCTGTCCATATAAATTAAATCACAGCACCCTGCGTATCCGTGTTTTGTATTTTCGTCGTAGTAGAAAATTCTTCCTACACCATCGTCCCCAACGTACTTAGACCAACTTGGTTGATTGTAAGGTCGCTCAGACCACAGGACTCTGCCTCCTTCAAGAATCTCGTCCATTCTCTCAGGAACGCCTTTCCAAAAAGGAGCGTATGCCTCTGGGGGCACAACCTTTAAGCCACGAATATGATTTTCGGTTGCCTCGTGAATCCACGTTCCTCGAGCTGCTGCAGCGTCAGCTGCACCAGGGTTCATAATGTTCCAGTGAGCCAGTTTTTGCTGAGTCTTAGCTGACTGAGTACTACTAAGAATTGAAGTTACAGACGGTAGATAATCAGGTACTCCAGGACACTTGTAGTGCCTTAAACCGTTGATAGTTTTACGTGTATCCATGCTTTTTAATTTATTCAATACTAGAACTGCGCTAGTCCGTTGCCTGCGTCTTTATTGTCACCGTCGCTGTCGTCAATAAAAAATTCACTTTTTTGATACTCGAAATCTCTATTACGTTGATCTAGCTCACTCAGCAAGCAGCGACCCGCTGAAAAAGAATCGGCAACAAGTTCTGCAGTTTCATCTGCTTCACGAGGTTGACCAGCGTGGTCTACGCATTCTTGCAGAATTTGATTACTTACCAACAACGCTGCAATAGTATCGAGCTTTTTATTTGTTTCTTGTTGTGCTTCAATCCACTGCGTCAGAAGCAGCTGCAGTCGTCCTTTCATTTTTTTGTAAAAAGTATTTTGGTCGCTGCCAGCTTACATCGAAATCAATATTTGTCCCCCTATCTGTTGGCTTCGCTTTGTCGTATACCATCCACGCAGATGTTACTGAGTCTTTTGTTTTACCCTGATCAGCACGAAATATTGGCCGAGGATTTAAAACGATAAGATTCGATAAAGGTTTTTCCAGTAAAAACTCAGATCTCGCCCGTGTGGGCTCAAGAAATGTTAAGCGGTCAAGAATAATAAGACCGCGATTAGCGAGTTCGAAACCCGGCTCAATGACCCATTGAATATTCTCTCGCACACCTTGGGTAATCGCCACGGTCCAATCGAAGTCAGGGAGATTTCTCCACCAAGAAGTATCGAGGTAGTCGGTATCACTATTAGCTCGGATACAGTCGGAGTGTCCCATCGACTTTAATTGAGCTTCGAGCTGTCCGTCTGTATCAAGAGGTAGGACAATCCTCCCTGACACGAGGTTTTTTTCCGTAATAGGATTAATAATATTGTCGGGTACTTTATAAAAGCTCATGGAAAGTGATGATCTACTACGGCAGTTACGTGAGTATATGACGATCGAACAAGAGTTTTATCATCATAGATTTATGTCTCGTGCACGAAAAATTGAAAAGGTAGAGGACTTTGTAGAGATCTTAGACCTGCTTCACGCAAACTACCTAGTTCAGAAAAGGCTTTTTCAAAATCTTGCAAAGTCTGTTGCAGACTCTGGAGTAGAGCTTCCTCGGTTAAGCGATTTACTTAAGCAATAAAAAACCGCCGAGAGCACTCCGGCGGTTTGGTGTGTGTGAGTAGCCTGTAGATTACACCGAAAGACCCGCAGCTTTCAAGGCTTCCTTCTGTTCCTTTGTCAGTTCTTTAGAATTGTCTGACGTGGGCTCTGGAGGCGCTGCCTTAGGTTCGCCCGCACCAGCAGGAAGAGCGCTAAGACCTTCCGCCTTAGATCCCTCCAGCTGAGGATTCGCTTCATCGAAAGCTGCTTTGATTTCGGCATGATCGGTTCCAAGAGGTAGTTCGACCAAATTCGCACCGGAGATATGAGAACGAAGTGCACTTGATACCAAGTCTCCTCCATCGCTTTGGAGCCACTCGTTAATATCTTTGATGAGAGTTTTCTCTTCGTCGTTTTTAACTGGACGGTCAACAAACTCAAGCACGTTGTAATTAACTTTACCTGTATCTGCGCCGGTGATTGGATCAGTTTGGGTAAAGCTTCTTTGAACGAACTTAGTTTGAGTTATGACTTCCGCAACGTTGATACGGTTGTTGTAAAGGGTTTGAAAATATGAGATGAAGTTCTTTTGACTGCTCTTGCCAGAGATAACAGCAGTTGATACGCATCGACTAGGTAACAGACGATGAGTAGGGTCCACACCAATAAACGCAACCCTGATGAACTCTTGACGGTTTCGCATTCCAAGGTTCCCATAGAAGGGAGTAAACCCGAGCAATACAAATGAAATAGGGATTCCGTTGTCATTGGAATCTGTGATTGCTTGATCGGGATCCGTATCCGACTTCCAGCGACGCTGCTGAAGATCAATACGGAGCGTGTGCGGTGGGACTTGGCAGAGAATCTCATCAGCCGCAAATTGTCCAGCGATAAATACCATGACTAATCAAAGAGAGAAGTTAATTGAACCAATAGCCGCTGCAGCGACTTGACCTTTTTCGGGGTCAGCTGCTTTTTTAGGCGCGGACTTCGTGCCCTTAGGAAGGTAAAGAATCTGATCCACGGCGTAGTTCAGATACTGCTTTTCACCTTTTTCACTTGTACTCACGCGACCGACAGCGATCGTGGGCGTCCCATTAGGAAGCTCAGAGAGTTGTTTAGAGTGCTGGTTCCAAGCTGTGAGCTTGAACCAATTTGTTTCTTTGTCGTCGGGAGCCTGCCAGGCAATTGATCGGTTTGTGACAGTTGAGTCACCGACCTCACTCTCCTCTGACTTTGGACCAAGTCCACCGCACGCCATGAAGGTATTAATGGCGAGGATGTCACTAAAGTTTTCAGGAGTCACAACCAACATCGGCTGCATCTGAATCACACCATCTGGCGTGGCTTTAGTTGGTCCGATGGCAAGAACCTCTTGTTTTTCTTCGAGGTCCTTCAGGAGTTTGCCGACGTAGTGATCTTCTTTTTGTATCAGTTGGACTTTGGTAGAAATCTTTTTGTTTGACGAAGGCAGAGATTCAGCAATGACGTTGACTTTGCCGTCTTCGACCATTGCAGAGTCTGTGACCCTAAGTCCCAGAAGAAAAACGTTCATCTTTGAGGATTCGGTAAATCGTTGAGCGGTGTACGTTGAGTGCCTTGGCGATTTGCGGAACGCTCGCGCCTTGGCTACGGAATGCTAAAAGCATCTGGAGGTCTCCGCCACCTATTTTTGAATTTTTTTCATGCAAATACTGGTTATGGTATGGGTTTACACACAATGGGTTCTTGCACACGTTTTTTACTACAGCGTCTTTACTTATATCTAAATAACCTAGTATTAAAGGTCGCACATAAAATCTTTTGTTGAGTGTATAAACAGCAGGGACTTTGTTAACGAGAGATCCTTGCCAGTCGTAACACTCTTTGTGATCAAAATCGTTGTATGCAAGTTTTTCAAATAGTTCACTCAACTTATTTTGTTTGGCTATTCCATAACCCAGTTCAAATCTGTCTGCTTCTAAACTCCTTGCAATGTCTAAAGCCTGCCCTTGCGCGTGGGCAGCGTCGAACGCTTTTATAGATATTTTTACTTGAGTTTGCGCCTTTGAAACTAAAAGGCTGTACTGCTCAGAATTCATCACTAAAAAAGGGTTAGAAGAGTGTACAACTCTTCCAACCCTGTGAAGTTTATTTTTTTACTAAGCTAGTTCGCTAAACAGACTCTTAACGCCTCCACCGACATTCAGACCTTGTGACCTGGCTCGTTTGCCAACTCTCAGAAGATCTTCTGTTGTTGCTCCCTTATCGAGTAAAGCTCGAACATCTTTCAAGCCATAACCTCCTTCGCCGAATGAAGCGAAATCATAATCGCTAAATCTCTCAGCAGTCTGTGAAGGAGTAGAGGCTGAAGAACCTGCTGCATAACCCTCTGGATTCGGCGTTACTCCGAGACCCTGCTCCTTCATGTATGTCTCGTAAAAAGGTCTCAGACGATCGCCGACAGTGCCTGCGCGGTAGCCGGTGCCGTAATCTTCACCACCTGCACCACGGAACTTCATTTCGCCTTGATCGAAACGACCCTGAATCACTCCAATCCTGTCGAGCTGAGTATCTTCTCCGCCAGGACGGTAGAACGCTTTTGCTTCGAGGAATCGACGACCCGCGTCTTTTTGGTCAAAGAATCTTTTGTCTTGGAACATCGTGTTCACGTAGTCCGCGTAGGCTCCTGAGTCTCCACGATTTGTGGAACCGAGCTTACCGGCTACTCCAATACCTTGATAAGGCGTGAAGCCTTCTTTTTCTACGTTCTTGTAGAAACGATCGATGTCAAAACCGTAGTCGTCTCCCTCTTGAAGATCTTTCAGAAGAGGATCGAAAAGCCTGTTGTATTGTTCTTGCGTGGTGAGTTTGTCACCGACAGCGCGTTTGAGAAGTTGATTAGCCTTACCGACTGCTTCTTGCCGGCTTAAGTCTTTGGTGTAATCCCGAGGGGTTCTGCTGAATCGAACGGCTTCAGGGGTGAAGTATGGTTCAGGTTGAGTAGGTGTGGTATCAGTGTCAGTACCAGTATCAGTATCAG